GCTGAAGCATTTCCACCGTGGCCAGGTACTTGCCGGCATATCTTTGTACCGACATCAAAGAAACCTGCTGCCCGTTTTCTTTGAGATAAGCGACAATATCCTTGTAGTAATATTGCCGGCTTACCAGCATTTGTTCGACCGTGTATCTCAACTCGGGCGGCAGTTTATCAATTTTCCCAATACTGCGCTTTCTTGGCTTTTCACCATTCATTTAACCCAGCCTCACTAGAGAATCGTCCGACTTTCCCCACAGCAGCCGGTAGCCTCTCTCGCCTATACAGGCTTCCAGGGCGGTATATTCGGCGTCTGCCAGCCCGGCGCGTTCCTTGCTTTCGATTTCCCGGAGCTCAATGTATCCCTCCATTTGCAGGTAGTTCACGCTGTCCAGGAATTGCTGCTCGGTCAGCTCGGAGTATACCTGCCTAGCCAGCTTCAATTTGACGTATCCCTGCCCCAGCAGGTCAATGTCCATGAGCACCCTGCCGTTGCTTTCCATAAAGTTGCCGGCCCGCATTTTTTGCAGCACCCCCGCCGGCACTTCCACGGCGTTATCCGGAACCACGCCCGCCAGCAGCCGGATTCCCTTGCTGCTGACGATGCCCTCCAGGGAAGAGTAGTTTTCATCGGTCAGGCCCACCTCGACTTTGCCGCCGGTCTTTCGCAGGAGGATGTACCCGGCCCGCTGCAGGAAGTTTGTGGAGACAAGAAAGTCCGCTTCGCTCATATTGTCCAGGGCGCGGGAAACGCTTTTCAGCCCGATGTACTTGTGGCGCAGCAGGTTAATCCCATTCAGCACACAGCCATTGTTTTCACTGTGGTTCGCGGCGCGGAATTTTTTGAGCAGTTCATCCCTGTTTTCCATTTCCATAGCCTCCCTTTTCCTTAATCAGCAATTCGTATACCTTATCCACAGACCGGGCCAGATCAGCTATAGCGCGGTGAAAATCATCCTTGCGTACGCTATTTTCCTTTATGTCCGCCACATCGTCAACCAGCTTTTTGTAATCGTCCCGGAGTTCGCCCTTGATCTCTTTCAGCTCACCCTTGGTGACATAGGTGCGCTTGATCTCGTTGATGTCCTTGTCGTGGGCCTCGGTCTTATCCCCTGCCCGCAGCTCCGCCCGCGTCTTTTCCAGATCATCCTTTGTGGCGAAAGTCTCCTTGATAGTCTGGATATTCTTGCCATGGTCGTCGACGTTGCTCATCGTTCGTTTCAGAAAGAAAGTGATAAGCGCAATCGCCAGGCCCCCAAGCGTTCCGATTATACCAAAAACGGCCAGGATGGCGGACCATTCAAATTCTGATAATTGCATTTGCAAAGCCCCTTAAAAAGAAATAAGGTAGAGCTGTGATACTATCACAAGTCTACCTTATCAATGAATATTGTTGTAGATGAAGCGATTCTAAAATTTAAATCAATCTGATACGGATCGCTGGGCATTGTACTCCTCCCAGGAAATCTGCTCCCGGAGCGGCGCGTTTTTCTTCTGCTGTATCACATGGGAAACCAGCTTGTATATAGTCCGGGTGGAGAGGTCGTATTCGGCGGCCAGCTCGGAATAATTGTAGCCGTTGAACTTCTCCAGAATTTCCTTGTCGCGGTTGGGCCGGAGCAGCTCTGTGTATTTCTGTATGTACAGGAGGTTCCCGCCATAACGCCGCACCAGCTTCAGGTAACAGTCCATACCAATCAGCTCCGCAATTTCCTGTTGGTTCTCGGATAGGTTTTCCATTACAATGTTCGGATCAATACTCATCCGACACCACTCCTTGCCTGGGCCTTGCGCCGGGCGCTTTCCAGATACCCTTTGATGATCTCGATCAGCTTCAGACCGTGCCGGTAGGTCAACCAGGCGTAGGGGTCCTGTTCGGTGGCCGTAATCTTCAGCTCCCGCCGAATGATCCCGGTCACCCGCTTTTCAATGGTGGCATAGTTAGGCGTCTCATCCAGCTTGCGCAACTCACACATGAGGGCAATGATCTTGCGCTGCTGGCCGATGGAGACGCCACCCGGCTTCTCGGTGGGTTCTTTCCGGGATGGGGAAGCCGTGGCCCCGAAGCGGCCGCGGTGTTTTAGCTCCGAGATTACCTTATTCGCTTCATCGAAGGTAAGCTCTTTCATGGATGTCCGCCCGGTAATCCCGTCCACCAGCAGGTGCAGGTCATCATCCCCGTCCGGGCTGTGGGTGGACATTCCCAATTCACGAGCGAAGCCGTAAATACTTCTGCGTTGCCATTCGGCCATCATTTTCACCGCTGCCATATCAGTAACCTCCTATTGTTATTATAGCCTGCCTCATCAGCGCCGGGCGGCCAGTCCCGACGGACGGGGCCATGCCCCGTTTCGGCTATGGAGCGTTATCATCCATTTGACATGTAAACGTAATAGCTTCTATTGGGGTATTTGTCATTGATTGTAACAGCATTTCGGCGTTGTCTATCAAAAAGCATTTTATACCAGGACTGTGGTAGCGTTGACTCACAAATGCGTCATAAGTTATTGGAAAGCGAATGCTTAAATCCATTTCTACTGCAAGTTTAGCAACTCTTTCCGCTTCGGTTTTATTATGCACAATGATATAACCGCCATTTCTGTGAGCTTCTTGTATTAGCCGCGCTGTCTTTCCGCTGTGCCGGGGCAATGAAATTATTTTCATAGTCATACCTCTGACAACTCAAACGCCACCTTCGGTGTTTCCTCTACGACAATGGCGCCGTCGATTAGCTTCATTGTCTCGTCCATCGCCGCCGGGTCCTCTTTGTTGTTGACCTTCATCAACTGGAGGAAGCTCTCCCAAACGGCGGCCTCGGATATAAAGTAAGCGTACTGTTCCGCCGATTCCTCATCAAAACCACCGATGGCCATGAGGTTTTTCTTGTCAGTATCGTAATTGGCGCCCTTCAGCTTTTTGCCCAGCGCCTGCTTTGCCTTGTCGTCGCAGGGGAGCTGGGCGATCACCTCGGCCACCGTCATCCGGCTGTATCCCTTGGTCCAGATACCGGCCAGCATCCGGGAAGCCGGGGCGGACAGCTTGCACTTGACGTCCTCGGTCACCGCGTCCTTGTAGGCATCCCCAAATATAACCTTCAGGTAAGACGGATAAGTGATGTTGACCTTCTCCGCCATGGTGGCGGTCACCTTACCGCCGGTGCTGGTGTAGGACACGGTCTTGCGCTTGGTGTCCGCAAGGTCTTCCTGGCACCGCTTCAGGAAGAAGCCCTCCAACTCCGCCCACTCGGTTTTCAGAGCTTCCTGCTGCCGTTTGATATCGGCCATGCGGCTGATTTTCTTGCAAATTTGCTCCGCTTGCATTTCTTGGTCACTCTTGACTCGCAAATTGGTACCATTAGAAATACTATTCTCCATGTTGCTCCAGCTCCTTTCTCAGCGCGCTCCTGCAGGCGGGGCAGATATCCATGTGCGCTATATTTACAACGCCGTCCGGGCGGCCGCAGAACCGGCACACGGGCACATGGGGCTTCACCAGGATACCATCCTGGACTGTCTCCATGTCCACGGCCATGCCGGAGAAAAAGCCGGTCTCGGCCCGCATGTCCTTGGGGATGGTTAACCCCGATTTGCTGGTCAGCTTCTTTGATTTTTTCATTCGGATTGCCTCCTTCATATATATTGATCCTCTTATGGAGCCGTCCGGCTCCGGTCCATATTGACAATTACCTGTTCCGGGGATATACTATAGGTGCATTCAGTTTATCCATTCCGCCGATTGAGGTTGCCGCCTCGTTGGCGGTCTTTTTTTGCCGCTGTGCTGCATATGTAACGCGGGATTTCGTGCAGATCAGGTATACTCCCAGGGGGAGAAGTAAAAGTACCACGGTAATGTCCCGCTCCTCCATCGTTGTGCTATGGGCCGCCAATATCACGATCAGGATGGAGAGCAGCACCAGGATCACGCCGCAGATACGTTGTTGTTTCATCTGCTTTAAACCGTCCTTTCCGGGCCTTTAAACGCCCTTTAATACATTATGATCTTCATTTCCCTGGCCATGGCCAGCAGCCCCTCGTAGCTGGTGTCCTCGTTGTCCAGGGCGTTGCTGTACAGGTTGACCGTCCCCCGGACGCCCTGTTCACTCTGCGCGATCACATGAAGCAGCTCAATTTCCTTGTCCTGGCCGACCAGCGCCGGGAACAGCAGCCGCATATCCTGCTTGGTGATGTGGGTGGTGTGGCGGATCTCAGTAAACTTGGTGCGGTTTTTGATCTGCGCGAAAGATTCCCGGCTCCGCCCGCCCCGGTTGGATACCGTCTCGGCGTTGCCGATCAGGATGATGCCCAGGTCATGGTTCCCGTCGAAAAAGGCCCGGATGGATTCAATGGTCTTGATGGGCAGATGCTGGGCCTCGTCGATGATGAGTACTTTCTTGCCGCCCCGCAGCTGCTCGTCGATCTCAAACCACATATCGTCCTTTCGGCCTGTGGGCACCTTGAGGCGGCGGCAAAGGAGCTTCAAAAAAGCGGTGATGCTCACCAGGCAGGGGTTAACTGTGACCTTTACCGAGGTGTTGGGATAATCGTCCACATATTTCTCCGCCGCCTTGGTCTTGCCTATGCCGGCGTCGCCGCACTCAATGGCTAGGCCGCCTTTCAAGTGACAGATTCGGATGGTGTCGTAGACCTGCCGGGAAATGCTGGTGGACACATAGTCGGACGCCTGGTGCAGAGTGGCGGCCTCCTCCCGGTTTCCGAATACTTCCTGGAGGCGGCGCTCCAGCTTTTCCACGTCGCCGGCGTACTTGCCGGTGCGGTACGTACTGAGGGTCCCGGTACTGTAGCCGATGAGGGCGGCGGCCTTGGTCTGGTTGCCGACCTCCACGATGTACTCCTCCAGCTTTTGCTGCAATAGAGGGTCAAACTGCTTTGCCATACAATCCCTACCTTTCGTTATTCTGAATCATCCTGCTTCTATCAATGACCACACCGCCGTCGGTGCCGGTTGCGGCGATCCGCTGCACGGTTTCCTCCGGGCGGACCAGCTCCACCACCTGGGCGCTGGGCGCCAGCAGCCCCTCCCGGTTGATGTTGGCGGCCCGGACGATGATGTCCAGTGCGTTGATGTGCCCATATTGGGAGACAACCTTTTCCCTTGCGATATTGGCCTCCTGTTTCGCCAGACGCTGCCAGCGGCGTTTTGTTGACATTGCCTCCTTGAGTCCGTCCTTGGTGGCGAAGTAGGTCTCCATGATATCCTGGCGCAGGGGCGCGGTCTTGAGGAAAGCTTCGTTTTCGTCGTAGACGCGGACCTCGTTCATGACCTCCGGGTCGTAGCGGACAAACACTTTCTTACCCTGCATCAACAGCAGCTCATCGTCAAAGTAGTAGATTTTTTCGCCGCTGATGGTGACATATACGCCGTTCCGGCCCACCGTCTGCATTTGGGTGCTGCGCATCATCATCAGGTTAAGGTCGTCCTCGGCGGCCTTGCGCACCACGGTGGGCAGGTGATCTCTGTATACCTCCAGCTTGGTTTTGCCCCGATCTGCCGTCACCTTGCCGTTGTAGGGCTGGCAGTTGAAGTAGCCGTCGATCATGCTTTCCACCACCGCATATAGATCGCTGTCGGTGGGGATTTTCCCATCTTTCAGCTTGGCCTTGAGTTTTTCCGGCTTCACCACCACATTGCTGCCCACATAGGTGTCGAACAGCTGGGCAAGGAATGTGAAGTTCCTGAACTCCCGCTCAATGGTCTTGGCTTGGCCGTTGCGGGGCAGGGCGTTGGTCATGGTGATGCCCAGGCGGGACAGGATCGGCGTGGGGAGCTTGATCTGTACCTTTCGGGTACGGGTGCGGTGGCCCATACCGCCGATATCGTGGTTGAGGTACTCCCGCCCGTTGTCCACATAGAGGTAGCGGGGGACGCCGTACCGCATGATCGCTTTGCGCAGGGCCAGCAGCGTGGCGTCGGAGCTGGGGTTGTCGGTGAGTACCCATCCCACATAGATGCCGCTGCGGGCGTCGATGAA